TATCAAGGCGCTGATGTTGACGACAAATATTATAAAAAGCAACCAGCAAAACTCGTAGACGTATCTAAACTTACACCGTTTGAACCTGCTGACAAAATGGATCCAAAAGATAACCATGATAATATGATGAAGTTTGTTGACAAGATTAAAGCGGGTGAAAAAATTAAGCCTATAGTAATTGTACCACATGAAGGTAAGTTACTAATAGTAGACGGACATCATAGATACTTTGCTCATAAAAAAGCAGGCGCAGATAAAATACGTGCTGTTGTTGCTGATCCAAAAGATTTAACTTGGCGCGATGATGTTCCAGAAAGTGTACAAGAAAACTTTGCTGATGGCAAGAAAAAAGGCAAAAGCCGTCCAGGCAGAGTCAAAAAAGCAGGTGCAAGTTGCAAAGGCAGTGTAAGTAGTTTAAGAGCAAAAGCAAGTAAATATGGTGGCGAAAAGGGTAAAATGTACCATTGGTGTGCTAACATGAAGGGCGGCAAAAAAGGTAAATAGTAATATGAAACTAAGAGAACTAACAACAACTGAAGCAAACCCGTTAGACGCTATGAAAACTGGTGCTCAAAAGGCGGCAGGTGCAGTTAAAGCGGCGGCTGGCAAAGTAGCACAAAAAGGTGCTGATGCGGCTGTAGGCGCAGTAGCAAATGCTACAGGTGCTTCAAAAGACGATGTTAAATCAGCGGCACAACAACAAGGCGGTATTGCTGGCAAAGTAGCAGGAATGGCTTCAGGTGCTGATCCTAAAGCACAACAAAAAGCAGGCCAAGGTGCTAAAATGGCGGCGGCTAAGATGGGTGCTAAAGGTGGATCAGGTGCACAGATGGCAAAAGGTTTAGATAAACTTGCATCAGGTGGTGCTATGAGTTCTCAACTATCAAAACAGATTGCTCCTTTTGCAAAACAATTAACAACAATTTTAGGCGATGCTGGTTTAAGACAAAAGTTTATGACTCTTGTAAAACAAGCAGAAAAAGGTGCTCAGGCAGGACCTGCAGAATCATCTAACTATACACCAACAAAAGACAAAGATGATTATGATGCTAAGAAAAAAGCAATTCAAGACTTACAAGCAGATCCAAATACTTCAAAAGATCCAGAACTTAAAAAAGAATTAGTAAAACGTAAAACGGCACTTGATAAAGACAAGCCAGTAGACGAAGCAGACCATATTATGCAGTTAGCACAATTAGTATCAGGTGCATCTCAAACACAACAAACACAAGCATCTGATTTTGCAAATGAAATGAAAGCACTTGCAGGTATTAAAACAGAAACAGCAACAGCAGGTGCAACATCAGCGGGTAACATTGCTTCAGTAGCAAATCCGTCAATGGCTTATGGGCAACGACCAAAAGATTCAAAAGGCTTACCTAAAGCCCCGCAAAAGAAAAAAGCAGACGGTACAACAGTTAATGCTTTAGATATGTCAAATAATTTAATGGGCGGTAAAACCGTAAAGAGGAACTAACAATGAAAGAAAAAGATCTTAAAGAAGGCTTAGCAGATTTAGCATATAAAGTAGAGTCAGATCACGAAGTACAAATGGCTCGTGCTGAATTATACAAAATTGCAAAGTATGCAATTAAAATGCACGAAATGTTGAAAGGCGTTACTGAAAAAGAAGGTCTTGAAGGTTGGGTTCAAAGCAAGATTACCAAAGCCGCTGACTATATGGGCTCAGTATATCACCATATGGACTACGAACAAAAATTTGACGAAGTTGCAGAAGCAAAGAAATCTAAGCCAGACTTTCTTGACGTTGACAAAGACGGTGATAAAAAAGAGCCAATGAAAAAGGCTGTTAAAGACAAAGAAGAAAAGAAAGACGAATCTTATAAATCTTCTTTAGCATCTATGTTAGAAAGCAAATTAGGTATTTGCTCTGAATGCGGCAATCCAAGTTGGACTACACTCCCAGAAGAAAAGCAAAAAGGCGTTGACGGCAAGGCTTGCTGGAAAGGCTACAAGCGTATGGGCACCAAGAAAAAAGGCGGCAAGACTGTAGACAACTGCGTTAAGATGTAGTACAGTTAATTCCTTACACTCTAACACTTTCACATAAATACATTGTAATAAATTTAACAGAGGATCTTTATGGCTTTTTTAGTGCATAATCTACCACCCGTCGAAGTTTATGTTAAAAAAGAATACCTCTACGATCACCAAAAAGGTCACGGTGAACTTACTCCAGGCATATGGATATCTGTAAAAAGCATTGAAAGTAGAGCATTCTACTTTGAAACATTGCTAACAGAATACGGTGCATTATACGACAAACTACCTATTTCAGCATTTGTATGGAAAGAAGATTACGATAAAGATAATCAACTTCCATTAGATACACTACAAATATGGGATTGCTTTGATTACGACATTACAGTAATTAAAAAGCCTATGTTATGCGACTGTGAATTCTTTGGTAAAGATAGAAAAATGCATAAAGGAGAATATGTATTTACTATTGATAGTTGCCACAGAGATAACAATACTCTTAACACAAACTTTTCAGAACACGATCCCGAACACAAAACATTCAATGTTATTAAACTTGACAATGGACAGTTTGCCGCTCAACCAAATAATAGAATTGTTTGGACTGATCAAAGTCTTGTAAACCCAAGTGCTAAAACTCCAGACTTCAAAGTATGCACTCAAAACTACACTGTAGAAAACACACCAAAATGGAGTGTAGGACACACAGACGATTGGGCATACAAATCAAAAGACGAAACCCTCGACACGTAATAACATAAGTACTTTTACACTTTGAAAGGTACACTATGCGAAAGTTAAAAGTTTACGGCACTGATGATGCCGTGTACAGAGTTTTCATAAACAACAAATTAGAAGAATCCTGCACTGCAAACTTAATTTACGAGTTTGAAACAGATACTACTCTACACGATAGTTACAATATACGCATTGAAGTTACTGAAGGTACAGTTACTTTAGAAAAATGTTTAGTAGATTACCCTGCAATTATTAATGGTAAGAAAGGTAAAGTAACATTCGACCAACCTATTGATAGTCCTATGTATACTTGGAATGGTCAAGAACTTATTCCGAGACCTTTTCCTATTAAAATAGAAGCAGAAGATACAGTTGAGTTTGAACAGTTGATGTTTAACGGTCCTACACTGTTTGATATTACAGTAAAAGAAGGAACAGAGATTGGTTCAAGTTTGTATATTGGTAATTTGATTACTAAAGAATTTATTCCTGAAATGACAAATATTGTTCCTGTATATGCTTATGAACCACAAGATCATAATATTTGGTCAAATCAGTCTCTACAAAAATTAGTAGATAAAGTATCACAACGATTTCTAACTTAATTTTTATATCATAAATATCTATACGTTAATACTGATTGACGGTGACTTATAGGAACGCCTACTTTTGGTGACAGTGCTCGCGTACGACACGGCTGGTGACAAAAACTCAGGTTACTATTTTACATAAGGTGACGTTACAGTTTGTTCAGTTCATTCATTGTTAACGCAAAGTTTAACTGTGGAGGAACACAATGAACGTTGACGAACAAGGTCGAGTACTCTTTAACTCACTCATGAAGTTTGATCCAGACTGGGATATTGATCCAGAGGATTATAGTTTAGCCGTTGGTAAAGATGTTGTTGATTTAGATTATAGACTTGTAACAGTGTATTGCAGAATGTATCAAATGGATATGCTGTATGAAATTGGCAACCAATGTATCTTACTATCACAAACACTACGAAGAATATTAAGGCTTCATGGAATTGAAGCACACGTAAAACAGTACGAAGTAGATATCAAACATCCTACAAAAGGTTGGAATGCAAAAGTTGGTTATAATGACCACGAACAAGGAGGCATGGTTGCTACGCATCAAGTAGTAGTCACACCAAAGTGGATTTTAGACTTTGCTCAATTACCGTTCCAAAAAAGATTTGGAGCAACTGCACCAAGAGGATTTATAGTAAACCGACAGGCAGATGTTTGGCAAGATGCTGGTCCGGTCAAAGTACGATATCGTGAAAGAGAAAATCATTTTGCTACCAAAAATATTGTATTTGACAGTCGAGAAAATGAAAAATGGTGGACTAAAAGATATTTCGATTTATTTGCAATGTCTCAAGAAACTACTTGACTTACGATGTAAGTGAATATATAATAGTACACATTAACAATAGGAGTATATTAATGTCAAGCAGAACATACGGAGCCGACGAAAAAGCCAAACTTGAAAGATTGGTTAACGAAGGTGCTAACGTAATGAGAGAAGTAGAAGACTTACAAGAAGGTTTGAAAGAAACTGTTAAAGCAGTATCGCAAGAACTTGATATCAAAGCAAGTCTTATCAACAAAGCAATTAAGATTGCACACAAAGGTGATTGGCACAAAGTTGCCGACGAGTTTGATGATCTTGAAACACTTGTAGTTACTGTCGGTAAGGACAAGTAATTTTGCAAAAGATCAAAGACTTTTGGACAAACAGTTATCGATCTGATAAAACAGCATTTTGTTTTGAATTAGTTAGTTTTATTTTTACTGTAGGAGCAAGTCTTACATTAGCGATAACAGCCAGAGATCCTAATATGCTGTATGTATATCCTGGTTTCTTTATTGGGAGTACAACACAAGCCTATGCCGCATATAGACGTGGAGCGGCTTGGGTAATGTTATTAACAATATATTTTAGTTGTGTAAATGTATTTGGATATGGTGTAGCAACAGGTTGGTGGTAATATGGACATTGCTAAAATAGATAAATGGTTAGATACACATTTAGAAGAATTAGCAAAAGGACGTTGTCCTTGGGCCAATAGCGATGTTCCAAGGATACACACTGACCAATACTTAGACATCATGAAAGCAATGTTTGAGTTTCCAAAAGACAAACACGCAGTATTGGTTGTTCTACACGATGTGGAATTTCCAGATGAAGGAAAAGAACTGTTTGGTTTGTGTCGAACACAATACTTTTTGGATAGAAACTTACTTTTTATTGAGTACAAATATATGGATTATGAAAATGATCTAAATGATCCGACAATTAGATTATTTGTAATACAAAAATTAGATGAAACAAAAGAAGCAAGTAACAAATTATTAGAAAAGGGATATTACAAACAGTATCCTGAAAACAAACAATTTCGGAAGATTAGAGGCCAAAATAATGAAATATATAGTTGACATTGACAATACAATATGCTATACTACAGATAGTGATTATGAGAATAGTAAACCTATTACTGAACGTATTGAACATTTCAACAAACTTCATGATGAAGGTCACGAAATACATTACTGGACAGCAAGAGGCGCAAATTCACATTTGGATTGGAGACAATTCACACAAAGGCAATTAGAAGAGTGGGAAGTAAAATATGATTCTATTATGTTTAACAAACCACATTATGATATATGGATAGACGACAAGGCACAAAATGACAAACACTACTTTGAAGGAATTAAAAACACAGCCTAAACCTTATCAATGGTTGGCTTGGACAGGAACAACGATATTATTAATTGCCGCTACTATGGCCGCTTTTAATATGTATCCATACTACAGTTATGCGTTTACCGTTGCTAACGGTATTTGGGTAGCAGTAGGAATACTTTGGAAAGAAAAGTCGTTGATTATTTTAAACGCAGGACTTACAATTATATACATTGCTGGTCTTGTACAAGATGGTTTTTTCGGCCAATAAACGAATTAATTGGGTATGTGTCAGCCTAAAATGACATAGGAGAAAACAATGAGTTATGTAGATGCATTTTTCGATCGAAACGCTGATATTATCCGTGTTGTCGAACGCAATGAAGGTAAACGTTCGTTTACTGAATACCCTGTAAAATATACTTTTTATTATGCTGATCCGAGAGGAAAGTATAAGAGTATTCACGGCACTCCCTTAAATAGAATTGTATGTAAAAATACAAAAGATTTCCGCAAAGAACTTGCAATAAACAAAAACAAAGAATTATATGAAAGTGACATCAATCCAATATTTCAATGTCTAAGCGAGAATTATCTTAATCACGATGCTCCTAAACTAAACATTGCATTTTTTGATATTGAGACAGACTTTGATCCTGAACGTGGATTTGCTGATCCTGCAGATCCGTTTATGCCAATTACTGCTATTTCCGTACATCTACAATGGCTTGATACACTTGTAACACTTGCTGTTCCACCTAAGACACTTACAATGGAACAAGCAGAAGAACAATGTAAAGATTTTTCCAATACACACTTGTTTGCAGATGAAAGCGATATGCTTAAAACGTTTCTTGATTTGATTCAAGATGCAGACATTATTACAGGTTGGAACAGTGAAGGTTATGATATTCCGTACACTGTTAATCGTGTAGCAAAAGTATTAAGCAAAGACGACACAAGACGTTTTTGTTTGTGGGATCAATTTCCTAAAAAGCGTGAATATGAAAAGTTCGGTAGAACACAAGAAACCTATGACCTAATAGGCAGAGTGCATTTAGATAGTTTGGAATTATATCGTAAATACACATATGAAGAAAGACACACTTATAGACTTGATGCCATTGGTGAAATGGAGATCGGTGAAAAGAAAACTGTGTACGAAGGTACGCTCGATCAACTTTATAACAATGACTTCAGAACGTTCATTGAGTACAACAGACAAGACGTTGCACTACTGGACAAGTTGGACAAAAAACTAAGATTTATTGATCTTAGTAACGAACTTGCTCATGCAAATACAGTTTTGCTACAGACCACAATGGGTGCAGTAGCAGTTACAGAACAAGCAATCATTAACGAATCCCATCACAGAGGAATGCAAGTTCCTAACAGAGTAAAACGTGAACCCGGTTCAGATCCAGCCGCTGGTGCTTATGTTGCATTTCCGAAAGTAGGTGTACATAAATGGATAGGTTCAATGGACTTGAACAGTCTATATCCGAGTGTAATTCGTGCTTTAAATATGGCTCCAGAAACTATCATAGGTCAATTACGTCCTGAACATACAAACAAATACCTTGGCGAACAAATGAATCTAAAAAAGAAATCATTTGCGGCGGCTTGGGAAGGACGTTTTGGTACTATTGAATTTGATGCTGTAATGGAGGAACGTAGAGATATTTCGATTACAGTTGATTGGGAAAATGGCCAATCAGAAGTAATGAGTGGCGCACAAATTAGCAAAATTATTTTTGACAGTAATAATCCTTGGATGCTGAGTGCTAATGGTACAATTTTTACATATGAGTTTGAAGGCATTATTCCTGGATTGCTAAAACGTTGGTATCAAGAACGTAAAGAAATGCAGACTATGAAACAAAAGGCTATTAATGCAACTAACAAAGCAGAAATAGAGTTTTGGGACAAACGACAGTTGGTTAAAAAGATTAACCTAAACAGTTTGTATGGTGCTATTCTTAATCCTGGTTGTAGGTTTTTTGACCCACGTATCGGTCAATCAACTACATTAACAGGTAGACAAATTGCAAAACATATGGCCGCAGAAGTTAACAAAGTTGCCACAGGTGAATACAATCACGTAGGTAAGTGTATTATATACGGTGACACTGACTCTGTGTATTTCAGTGCATATCCTATTCTTAAACAAGATATTGAAGCGGGCAAGATTCCGTGGACTAAAGATAGTGTGATTACACTTTATGATCAAATCTGCGACGAAGCAAATAAATCATTTAGCAAGTTTATGGCCGACACGTTTCATTGCCCAAAGAGCCGTGCAGAAGTTATTGCCGCAGGTAGAGAGATTGTTGCTGAAAGCGGATTGTATATTACTAAGAAGCGTTATGCGGCATTGGTGTATGACGAGGAAGGTAATAGAAAAGATGTAGATGGTAAGCCAGGTAAAGTAAAAGCAATGGGTCTTGATCTTAAAAGATCTGATACTCCTGTGTTTATGCAGGACTTCCTAAGTGAACTATTGCTTATGGTATTACAAGAAGCAGATGAAGATAAACTACTTGATCGTATTACTGAATTTAGAACAGAATTTAAGAGTCGTCCAGGTTGGGAGAAAGGTTCTCCTAAACGTGCAAACAAGATCGGTCATTATGAGCGTCTTGAAAAGAAACAAGGCAAGGCTAATATGCCTGGACACGTCAGAGCAAGTATCAACTGGAACACACTCAAACGTATGAATGGCGACAAATATTCGCAAGAGATTGTTGACGGTATGAAGGTAATTGTTTGTAAACTAAAACAAAATCCTATGGGATATACTTCGGTTGCATATCCTGTAGATGAAATGCATTTGCCACAATGGTTCAAAGATCTTCCTTTCGATGGCGATGCTATGGAAGGAACAATTATTGACAATAAACTTGATAACTTGATTGGTGTGCTGAAGTATGATTTAGAAAGCACAAAGTCCAAAAATACATTTAACAACTTATTTAACTTTGGAGAATAGAAAGGCGATTATGGCAAGAAGAAATAAACTTGAAAGAAAACTTGACGAGTATAATCACACTATGGAACTAATTAGAACTGTTGTTCCAATTGCTGTGCTAATACTTCAAATAGTAATTTTAGTGAAGGTAATTTAATATGGCTACTCACGGAATGATTGACTTAGAGACACTCGGAGTTGAACCCGATAGTGTAATAATGACTCTTGGTGCTGTTAAGTTTGATCCGTTCAGTGATACAGAGCCACATACGCCACTATATCTACGTGTAGACGTAGAAGAACAGTCAGAAACATATGGCAGAAGTATTGATGATAACACACTGGCTTGGTGGGGCAAACAAAGTAAAGAAATACAAGATGAAGCCTTTGGAGATAATCACGAACGTGTTACTTGTGATAGTCTTGCAAAGCAACTTAACAAATGGTGTGTAGGATTAGATTACATTTGGTCCCAAGGTCCAACATTTGACTTTACAATATTACAAAACTTTTATAAGAACATTGAAAAGCCTTGCCCGTGGAACTACTGGCAAATTAGAGATAGTAGAACATTGTTTTCTATGATGCCATACGATCCAAGAAAAGATATTCAAGAAAGTTTGCATAATGCACTTGCTGATTGTTTCTATCAAGCGAAGTGTGTACAAAAATCCTATAAACACTTTGGAGTAAAAAAATGAAATACGGAAACTGGGA